TTATAGAGGTCTTAAATCTACAATATCTTCCTACTCTTTTGAGAAAGATCCGACCAATGGTGTCGGTGGTCCTGTCACTTACTTCTTTCATGAGGAAGCAGGTATTGCTCCTAAGATGAATGACACCTATGGGTTTATGAAACCAGCCCTTAAGAGTGGTCATATTATCACTGGTCAGTTTATAGCAGCAGGATCTGTGGGTGATCTTGATCAGTGTGATCCTTTAAAGGAGTATGTACTACACCCAGATGAGAATGGATTCTATAGTGTTGAGTCTAACTTATTAGATTCTGATGGCACTGTAGGACGCACTGGTCTTTTCATACCAGAGCAATGGTCTATGCCTCCATATATAGACTCATATGGTAACTCTAAAGTGGAAGAAGCTTTAGCAGCTTTAGAAGAAGAGTTTGCCAGAATGAAAAAAGAAATGGAACCAGCTGCCTATCAGCTCACTGTTTCTCAGCAACCTCGTAATATAGAAGAAGCATTTGCTTCTAGAAAGGTGAGTATATTCCCTCCTCATCTTGTTGGTAAACAACTTCAAAGAATTGCTGAAAAGAACTATAGTGTAGAATATCTTGAGCTATTTAGAAATGTGGATGGTAGAATAGTAGATAAGCCTAGCAGAAAGACTCCCATAATGGACTTTCCTATTTCTAAAAAGACAGAAGATAAAGAAGGCGTCATATGTGTGTATGAACGTCCTCACAAAGATCCTACATTTGGTATGTACTATGCTAGCATTGACCCTGTAGGAGAAGGTAAAACTACAACATCAGAATCTTTGTGTGCTATTTATGTCTATAAAAATCCAATAGAGGTGATACAAGATGAGGGCAATGGCAAGGTGAAAAACACTATAGAAAGAGATAGGATAGTAGCTAGCTGGTGTGGTAGATTTGATGACCTAAACAAAACACATGAGCGTCTAGAACTACTTATAGAATGGTATAATGCTTGGACTATAGTGGAGAATAACGTGGCTTTGTTTATTCAGTATATGATTAGCAAGAGAAAACAAAAATATCTTGTACCAAAAGACATGATTCTTTTTCTTAAAGATCTTGGAGCTAATCGTAATGTCTTCCAACAATATGGTTGGAAAAACGTGGGAACGTTATTTAAGGGTAATTTATTGTCTTATGGTATAGAATATTTAAAAGAAGAGTTGGATTATGAGACACTACCTGATGGAACTATAGTAAAAACCATATATGGAGTGGAGAGAATACCAGATCCAATGCTTCTTAAAGAGATGTTAGCTTACCAAGATGGACTAAACGTGGATAGACTAGTAGCATTCTGTGCACTTATAGCTTTTGCTAAAGTGCAACAATCCAATAGAGGCTTGGTAAAACGTGTTGAAGTTACTAATGAAAACTTGGTAAATAGCCAAAAAATCAGTAAATTAAATTGGGGACCATTTAGACATATTGGACAATCAAAACTCAAACCTTCTGTATATGCACAACCAAGAAGTCCATTTAAAAATATTAGATAATAACGAACACATGCTGACAACTACTATATCTGATTGGGATGCAGGTAATTTTGTTTTTACTAACGATACAGGAGATGTAAAATTTGATGTCACTCATTTATTAAATCAGAATTACATTCTAACTAATTAATAATCATGCAAGTATATAATGCGCTAGACTTAAAAGCTGGGAAAAAAGTTGACTACCACAAGATGGGGGTGCTTACCCAACCTATTCAATTTCTTCCTGAAAAGGACAAAGATGAAGAGTGGAGAGCTTGGAACCTTGACTGGTTAGAGTTTCAGGGAATGAAACAACTGCGCAGAAATGCTCGTAGGTTGCTAAAAAACTATAAGCTTGCTAAAGGTATTATAGATAGAAATGACTACATCGTAGAAGAGAATAATGAGATGGCTGATCTTATTGATGTACTCACTAAGGAAGATGCTTCAGCTTTAGAGCTTAAATTCTACCCAATTATTCCTAATGTTGTTAATGTCCTCACTAATGAATTTTCTAAGAGGTCATCTAGAATAATGTTCAAGGCTGTTGATGATCAATCATTTAATGAAATGCTTGAGCAAAAAAGAGCAATGCTTGAACAAACGCTTCTTGCTGAAGCAAAAAATAAAATGATAGTTAATCTCATGGAAATGGGATTGCCAACAGATTCAGAAGAGTTTCAACAAGGAACATCTCCTGAACAACTTAAGACTCTTCCAGAAATAGAATCATTTTTTAGAAAAGATTATCGTTCTATGGTGGAAGAATGGGCATCTCACCAAATGGCTGTAGATGAGGAAAGGTTTAAAATGCAAGAACTTGAAGAGCGTGCGTTTCGTGATTCACTTATTACAGATAGAGAATTTTGGCACTTTCAAATGAGAGAAGATGATTATGAGGTGGAGCTTTGGAATCCTACGCTTACATTCTACCATAAATCTCCAGATGTTCGTTACATATCTCAGGGTAACTGGGTGGGTAAGATTGATATGATGTCTGTATCAGATGTTATAGACAAGTTTGGTTGGATGATGACTCAAGATCAACTTGAAGCATTAGAAGTAATCTACCCTGTTCGTTCAGCTGGTTATGCTGTATCAGGATACCAAAATGATGGAACTTATTATGACCCTACTAGATCTCATGAATGGAACACTGAAATGCCTTCGTTGGCATATCGTCAGTTCACATCACTATATGATGCTAAGTTTGGCACTGGTGATATTGCTGAGTGGATCTTATCTGATTCAGAAGATTTGCAAGACTTTGGTAAATCACATATGTTGCGTGTTACGCAGTGTTACTGGAAGAGCCAAAGAAAAGTAGGCCACCTTACTAAGATTACAGAAGAAGGTGAGATTATTCAAGACATAGTGGATGAAACTTTTAAGATAATAGAGAAACCACAATATAACACTAGTGTTTACAAACAAAAGACAAAAGACAATCTTATAGTGGGAGAACACATAGATTGGATATGGATTAATGAGGTGTGGGGTGGTATTAAGATTGGTCCTAATAGACCTGCATTCTGGGGTGTAAATAATCCTGGAGGTATCAACCCTATCTATCTTGGTTTACAAGGTGGTCGTCCTGGGCGTATTCCATTCCAATTTAAAGGTGATCATACATTATATGGATGTAAACTTCCTGTAGAGGGAGCTGTATTCTCAGATAGAAATACTAGATCTACCAGTCTTGTAGATTTGATGAAGCCATTCCAGATTGGATACAATATTGTAAACAATCAGATAGCTGACATCTTGGTGGATGAATTAGGTACAGTGATTATGCTTGACCAGAATGCTTTACCACGTCACTCTTTGGGAGAAGACTGGGGTAAAAATAATCTGGCTAAAGCCTATGTGGCTATGAAGAACTTCCAAATGCTACCACTGGATACCACTATTACTAATACAGAGAATGCATTAAGCTTCCAACATTATCAAGTGTTGAACTTAGAACAAACTCAGCGTTTGCTTTCTAGGATTAAATTAGCTGAGTATTTTAAGAATGAAGCATTTGCTGTAATAGGATTGAACCAACAACGTATGGGTATGCAGATTGCTCAACAACAAACTGCCACTGCTGTAGAACAGGCTGCTAATGCTAGTTATGCTCAGACAGAACAATACTTTATACAACATAGTGATAACCTAATGCCTCGCGTGCATCAGATGCGTACAGACTTGGCTCAGTATTACCACTCTAAGAAACCTAGTTTGCGTCTTCAATATATCACTGGAGCTGACGAAAAGCTAAACTTTGAAATGAATGGTACTGAATTATTGCTTAGAGATCTTAATATATTCTGTACTACTAAGACTAACTCTCGTGCTATAATGGAGCAGCTTAAGCAATTAGCTATTAATAACAATACAACAGGTGCTTCTATATATGATCTTGGAAATGTAATCAAGTCTGAGTCTATTGCTGAGCTCACTGGCGTTCTTAAGAAAGCTGAAGAGAAAACTGATAAGGCTAGAAAAGAAGAACAAGAACATCAACAAAAAATGCAACAAGAGCAAATACAAGCTCAAGAGCAACAAATGCAACAAGCTCAACAGTTTAAAGCTGACGAGGCTGAGAAAGATAGACAAGCTAGACTTATGGAAGCTCAAATTAGAGCAGCTGGTTATGGTGCTCAGGTGGATATTAACCAAAATCAGCAATCTGACTACATTGATGTAATGGATCAACTTAGACAAGACCAGCGTTCTCAAGATGAAATGAATTTAAAGAGAGAGATTCATTACGTTGAAAAGCAACAGACTGATGAGAAGCTTAATGTTGAAAGAGAAAAGTTACAAGCACAGCAAAGCATTGCTAATAAACAACTTGAAATAGCTAAAGAGAATAAAAATAAATACGATAGATCATCTTCTGGAAAAAAGAGTAAATAATTATAGCTCTATTATCCATAGCTTAGATAGGGATTCGAAACTTTTTTTAAAT